AAGATGGTGACAAAGCAAATGATCAGAGAATTGGAAAAAACAATGGCCATATTATTCCCGGCAAATAGAAACGATGATCCAGAGTTGCCCGATGCGTTGGATACATTTCAAAATGCGTGTACAGCAATGGAGGCATTTTTTATGTTAGGGATGGAAATGGATCAGATGGATGAAACAAAGAAAGATTCATTAAATACACAGATTAATATTTTGCTGAAATCATACGGAATTGATTGTTGGGAAAAACCAATGTCAAACCTATGGAAAAATTAAATAAATTTGTTGCGCAGTTGGGTGATGAATAACTGCCGGATCAAAAGCACATATTTACCTAATCAATACTAAATGAAAAATGAGAGCCGTGAAATGGTGGATCATCCGCAACATTATCAATCTGATGGAGGCATCGAGGCAATTGATGTAATCGAAGGGTTCAGCCTGAATTTTAATTTGGGGAACGCAATCAAATATATTTTGAGAGCCGACAAAAAAGGCAACAAGAAACAGGATTTAGAAAAATCCCTGTGGTATATCAAAAGAGAATTAGACAAATTTCAGGGATGATTGAAGAAATAAACATCAAATTGGTAATTCCACATCCAAACAATCCGAGATTGATTAAGGATGATAAATTCAAAAAATTGGTGAAGTCCATAAAGGAGTTCCCAGAGATGCTACAATTGCGCCCAATAATCGTGGATGATAATTGTGTGGTGTTGGGTGGAAATATGCGATTGCGTGCCTGTATTGAAGCCGGATTGAAGCGTGTGCCAATTATTAAGGCATCGGCATTGACACCAGAGCAGCAGAAACGTTTTATCATTAGCGACAATGTTGGATTTGGTGAATGGGATTGGGATATTTTGGCCAATGAATGGGATCAAGATGAATTGATTGATTGGGGTTTGGATTTGCCTGTGATGGACATTATTGATGCAGGAACAGCAGATGAGGATGATTATGATGCACCTGATGGTGGATTAGAAACCGACATTGTTTTGGGTGATTTATTTGAAATTGGGCCACACAGATTATTATGTGGTGATTCAACAGATAGTGATTCAATCAGCAAATTAATGAATGGAGAAAAAGCCATATTAGCACACAATGATCCTCCTTATGGAATGAAAAAGGAAAATGATGGTGTTCTGAATGATAATCTTAATTATGATGATTTGCTTGATTTTAATCGTGAATGGATACCGTTGCAATTTATGCATCTTAAAGAATCAGCGAGTTGGTATTGTTGGGGAATTGATCAACCATTAATGGATATTTATTCGGGCATTATTAAGCCATATATTAAGCAACAAAAAGCAACTTTTAGAAATTTATTGACGTGGGATAAAGGAAATGGACAAGGTCAAAAAGCACCTGAATTTAGGAGTTATCCAAATGCAGACGAAAAATGTCTTTTTGTAATGTTAGGTGTTCAGGGATTTAATAATAATGCAGATAATTATTTTGAAGGTTTTGATCCTATAAGAAATTATTTAATTCAAGAAAAAGAAAAAACAGGTTTAAAAAATTATGAAATTGAAAAACTAACAAGTTCATATCACACGCATTATTGGTCAAAATCTCAATGGGCATTCACAACAGAAAAGGATTATAATATCTTAAGAGATCATTGTAAAGGAGTTGCATTTGGTAAGGAATACGAACAAATAAAAAAGGAATACGAACAAATAAAAAAGGAATATTATTCAACAAGGGCATATTTTGATAATACCCACGATAATATGAATAATGTTTGGCATTTTGATAGAACAAATCAAAAAGAAAGAGAGCATACAGGTGGACACGCAACACCTAAACCAATTAAATTGTGCGAAAGGGTTATAAAATCAAGTTCAAAAGAAAACGAATTGGTTTTAGATTTTTTTCTTGGATCAGGTTCAACAATGGTGGCATCGCATCAATTAAAACGCAAATGTTATGGAACTGAATTAGATCCAAAATATTGTCAGGTAATTATTGACCGAATGAAAAAACTTGATCCGAGTTTAGTGATTAAGAAAAATGGCGAGATTTACGAATCAGATAAATAAATTATGGCAGTTCCTAAAAATGTGACAAAACTGAATAAAAAACGGATGTTGGAGGCCCTTGAAAAGTCTTTGGGAATTGTCACATCCGCTGCAAAGATTGCAGGGATACACAGGGCGCAGCATTACGAATGGATCAACATTGATCCAGAATATAAAAAGGCAGTTGATGATTTGGCCGATATGACATTGGATTTTGCTGAATCGCAACTGCATAAGCAAATCAAAGATGGCAACACAACAGCCACCATTTTTTATTTAAAGACCAAAGGCAAAAAGCGTGGATACATTGAACGCACGGAGGTTGTACACGAAACCGGCATAGAATCTGCCATAATAGAATGGACACCGGCACAAATCGAAAACGAATAGCGCAGAAATGCAACATTCAGTTTTATCAGACATTAAACAGCACCAAAAGAATCAAAGTTCATCAGGGCGGTACACGTTCGGGAAAAACTTATGCCCTGTGCCAATATCTGATCTATAAATTGACATCATCCAAAAAACCATTGGTGATTTCAATTGTGCGTAAAACATTGCCGGCATTAAAAGGATCGGTGATGCGTGATTTCCTAGAAATATTGGACACATTGGGCATTCTTTATGTGGGACAACACAACAAATCCGAAAACACATACACGTTTGGCAATCACGTTGTGGAATTTCTTTCAGTTGATGAACCACAAAAGATCAGGGGCCGGAAACGAAATATTTGTTATTGCAATGAGGTTAATGAATTAGATCACGAAGATTTTCGGCAGTTGCTGATGCGTACAACGGATGAAATGATTTGCGATTTTAATCCATCTGATCCGGTGCATTGGATTTATGATGAAGTAATTACACGTGATGATTGTGATATGTGGATCACAACCTATTTGGATAATAAGTTTTTGCCGGCTGAATTAGTACACGAAATCGAAAGATTAAAAGCGAAAGATCCGGATTATTGGAGGGTGTACGGTGAGGGAAAACGTGCGGTGTTTAGTGATCGCCAGATATTTCCAAATTGGCAATTTATTCCAAAGGTTGATTTTCCTGAATTTGATGATGTGTTCTATGGCCTTGATTTTGGATTCAGTCACGATCCAACGGCTATTGTACAATTGGCAAAGGTTGGTGATAAATTGTACATTCACGAAATTATGTACAAAAAAGGAATGACAAACAGGGATATTGCCGATTTTCTAAAAGAAAAAAAACTAAATGAACACATAATTTATTGCGAATCAGCAGAACCGAAATCAATTGAGGAATTGCGACAAATGGATATTTTGGCAGTTCCTGCAATAAAAGGTGAGGGATCAATAAAGGCCGGAATTAGTTTATTAAAAGAACACGAGGTGATTTGTTCATCTGAATCACAGAATTTGCATAATGAATTTCAATTTTATTTCTGGGAGCAATTGAAAGATGGAACGATTATAAATAAGCCAATAGACAAACACAATCACCTAATGGATGCAATCCGGTATGGGGTTTATACCAAATACAAAAATCGTTCTGATTTTTTTGTGGTTTAATTATGTATTTTTGAGAAAAAAAAGCAATACAAATGGCATCAATCATTGATACATTCAAACAATCCATTGCCAAAGCATTATCAAGCGGCACAAACGAGGCATATAATAAACTGATATACACGTGGCTAGGCACGAATATCATAATGAATGAGGATAATGATTCCACATACATTCGTGATGGTTATCAACGAAATGCCACCATTTATTCAATCATTAACCTGATTGTTAAGGCAGCCACAACAATCCCTGTTTCTGTTTACCGTGTCACAAACGAAGGCACAGCAAAGCAATACAAGGCAATGACATCGGGTGTGATGGATGGCCCTGCAATTTACAAGGCCAACATATTACGCAAAAGAGCATTTGAAGAAATAAAAGATTCGGATTTAGAGGCATTATTGAGCAGACCAAACCCGGCACAATCATTTTCAGCGTGGTTGGGTGAAATCGTTGCATTTGGTAAATTAACCGGAAACCGTTACATCTACGGCATCGGGCCGGATTCAGGGCCAAATCAAGGTAAATTCACGGAGTTGTACAATTTACCATCGCAATTGGTTGAAATCGTTTCAAATGGTGTGATGCAACCTGTGGCAGGATACAAAATCCAATATAATTCAATGATTGAGGTTGCGCCAGAATATATTTGCCACATCAAAGATTTTAATCCGGATTACGACAGCAGCGGTTCAAACCTATATGGCCAATCACCTTTGCGTGCCGGCCTACGTGTTTTATCGGCCAACAATGAAGCCGTGACCACCGGATTAAAATATTTACAGAATCAAACATCACGTGGTATGTTGATTTCAAAGGATGGCAATTTGACTGAGGTTCAGGCGCAAGCATTAAAAGACAAATTCAGAAAAAATTATCAGGGTGCAACAAACGCAGGTGATGTGATTATCACACCAAAGGATTTGAGTTGGGTGAATTTTGGTTTGTCAGCATCTGATTTGTCATTGATTGAACAATACAATGGAACGGTAAAGGATTTGTGTAATTTATACAACATCCCTGTGCAGTTGCTAAACAATACAGATGCATCCACATACAACAATATGAAGGAAGCTAAAAAGGCATTATACCAAAATGCGGTGATCCCAGAATTAATCAAAATTCGTGATGAATTAAACCGTTGGTTAGCACCTAAATTTGGCAAAGAATATTTCATTGATTTTGATTTCACGGTAATAAGTGAAATGCAAGAAGAAGTGGACAAATTAGTGTCACAATTAGCCGCAGCGTGGTGGGTTACACCAAACGAAAAACGTGATGCAATGAATTATGCTACGGATAAAGAAAATGCATTTATGGATGACTATTTTATCCCGGCTAATTTAATGGCACAGAATCCAACAATGCCGGCATTGGAAAATCCGAAGCCATTAAACGTTTAGTTTATGCCGTTGCCAAATCCACAGGAAGGTGAAAGCCGGAATGATTTTATGGGCCGTTGTGTCATTGATCCTAATATTATCAATGATTTTGATACCATTGAACAGCGTGTTGCGGTTTGTAGCACGTTATTTGATCCACAGAAAGAAACAAAGGCGCAGAAAGATTGGGAAAATGATTTTGAAAACCAATTGACCAAAGCAGAACGCACATCAGTTCGTGATTTTACGGAATTTTACAAAGCCGAATATAATGATGCAATTGACCTTTATTTAAAGGTGGGGCAAATGACATCGGCCACAGCACAGGGATTTTTTCAGGACAGCAAATATGTTGGAATGTATGAGCAAATGTATTCCAAAATCGGTTTGCAATTTGCCAATTGGTATTCCAAAAACGTTCAAAAATATATGCCAAAAGCCGATCCGGCTAATATGCAATCTATTTGGGCCAACGCATTTGCATTTATGGGGAATCAGGTGGCAGGGCAACGTGTCACGTTAGTATCGGCAACAGCACAGGCAACATTGACAAATACAATTCGCCAATTTATGTCCGATCCTGTTTTTATGTCATCTGGGGAGGTTGTACAATCAAAAATGTTGCGACAAAAATTTGATGGTTTGGCAGATTATCAGGCACGCAGGATTGTTAGAACGGAGGCAACAAACGCAGCCAATTATGCAACAGAACAGGCAGCGGTCAATTTGTTTGCCGGTCAAGATTTAACCAAAACGTGGCGATCTGGATTTGATGCACGTGTTCGTGATGCACATAGGGCTGCAAATGGACAGGTTGTGCCATTCAATAGCAAATTTTCTGTTGGTGGTGAGTCATTACAAAGACCGGGCGATCCTAATGGATCAGCAAGCAACGTAATCAATTGCCGTTGTTCAATGATTATATTGCCAAGAGAGAATGCAAACACAATTGGTGCGCCAATCACAGACATTGGATTTGGTATTGCACAGGCAACCGTGATTGATGCCATTATTAGCGCAGATGTAATCACAGGAACAACAGGTGTAATTGTGGCTGAGGAAAATTTGGGCGGATAAAATTAATTTTTACGTTCTGTTTTCTAATTAGCTATTTGACTAATTTTGAGCAAAAGAAAGGTTATGATTTACAAACAAACATCCATTGGGATTGATGACATTGATGAGGCAAACGGTATTGTTTCTGGATATGGTTCAATTTTCGGCAATATTGATTCAGACAATGATATCATTTTGCAAGGTGCATACACCAAAACATTATCTGAAAACGGATCACGTGTAAGATATTGCAATCAACACAGAATTGATCAGCCATTAGGTAAATTCACAGAATTACGTGAGGATGGCACAGGATTGTATTTTGTTGCGGAAGTTCCAAAAACAAGAATGGGTGAGGATATTTTGTTGTTGATGAAAAATGGTGTGATCACGGAAAATTCCGTTGGTATTATGCCAATTGTAAAGAATTACAGACAGGATGGTGTGCGTGAATTGAAAGAGGTGAAGTTGTACGAAATTTCGTGCGTTACATTAGCCGCAAACCCAATGGCATTGATTACAGATGCAAAGGGTGAAATTGATCAAAATTTATTGGCAAAACGTTTCGATGTTTTAGCCAAAATGATAAAGAAAGAAAACGTATCCGATGAATTAGGATACGCAATCGAAGGTGAGTTGATGAAATTGAAATCATTGTTTATTGATGTAACCACACGGCCGGCAGAAATTGTCACCGTGCCGGAAGTTAAACAGGTGGAGATTTCCGAAATATTTTCATATTTAAACAAACAAATTAAGTCAAAATAAGATGACAGAAGAAATCAAAAATCAATTAGATGAATTAAATTCAGCTATTGATAGCCGTATCGCAAAAGCGGAAGGCCAAGCAGTTGCATCAGCAACAGGAAAAGCGGATGAATTATTAAAATCCGAAATCAAAAACTTAGAGGCTAAGTTTTCAGAGGTTCACAGCCGTATTGATGCAGCAGAGGTTGCAGCAAAGAAAACAGCATCAGGAGCAAACGCACAATCATTCAAACAATCTTTGATTGATGGTATCACAAAGGGTGCATTAGATGGTTTAGTAAATGGCAACAGCCGTTCAGCTAAATTTGAGATCAAAGCAGGTGATATGACCGTTGCGGCTAATTTCACAGGTGAGGTTATCCCAGCACAATACGTTCCGGGTATTAAGTACGATCCAACACGTCCGGTACACGTTCGTCAATTATTGGCACAAGGTTCAACAAATTCTGATGTTGTTCGTTATGTACGTGAAACAGCATATGACAACGGTGCAGCAGCAACAGCGCAGGGTGCAACATTTACTGAATCAGATTTCGATTTGACAGCATTTGATGCAAACGTTCAGAAAATCGGTACATATTTCCGTATTTCTGAGGAAATGTTGGCAGATACACCACAGCTAACATCTTATTTAGCAGCACGTGCGCCAGAGAAATTATTAACGGTTGAGGATGCGCAATTGCTTTATGGTAACGGTACAGCACCGAACATCAGCGGTATTTCAACATCAGGTGCAACAGCGTTTGCAGCAGGTGCATTTGCAGATGCAATCACAGCAGCAAATCAGTTTGACGTTTTAACCGTAGCAATCAACCAATTAGCATTGGTTAACTACCGTCCTGATTACATCATGTTAAACCCAACAGATTTTGCAAAAATCTTATTGTTGAAGTCAACAACAAATGAGTATTTGAAAGATCAGGTTTACGCAGGTTTACAACCACAATTCCAAGGGATTCCGGTTGTTCAAAACACAGCAATCACAGCAGGAACGTATATGGTTGGTAATTTCGCAATGGCTACTCAATTATGGGTACGTGAAAACCTTTCATTAGAGTTTTTCCGTGAGGATGGAACAAACGTTCGTGATGGTTTCGTGACCGTTCGTTTGGTTGAGCGTATTGCATTAACTAACTACGCACCACTTGCAATTGTGAAGGGTGTATTTGCAACGGACATCGCTGCAATCGGAGTTTAGTTTTAATACAATTCCAAATTAAGAGAGGCCACCTAAATTTTGGGTGGCTTTTCTTTTTATATTTGTTCAAAAAATAGCACAATTATGGGCAAAGTTTTAATGAAAAAAACGGTATTTGATAACAAATCAGGATACCATAAAGCCGGTGAAATTGTAACATTATCGGCCGATGTTGAAAGACATTATTTAGCAAATAATTTTGGAACAAAGGTTGAAGATCAGCCGGAAGTTATTGCACCAATTGTGGAGGCCGTAGAGGTTGAAACAAAAGAGGAAAAAATAGTTTACAAGACAAAGGGCAACAAAGCAAAAAAGGATGCGGCAGATCAAGATTAATGATGTAATTGGTGTTCCAATTATTTCACGTGCAGATGCAAAGAATTACATCCGTATTGATACAACGGCAGATGATACGTTGATTGATATGATGATTGAGGCAGCGCACACAGCGGCTGAAAATTATATGAGCCGGGATATTATCGCAAAGGAGCGCACATATTATTTGGATTATTCTGATTCAGGTTTTATTGATGTTCCATTTGGGCCGGTGGCATCAGTTGATGATGTAACCGTGAAAGGCATTGCCGTTTCATTTTCGGTTTACGGATTAGGTGATCCAATGGTGGAAATTACCCCATTAGGAACAAATATTAAAATTGATTTCACAACGGAGGGAATGAGTGATGGGCTATTGAAACAAGCATTGTTGATGATGGTTTCCACATATTATGATAATCGTACAGATTTCGTGACAGGAATGACTGTGAATGAAGTTCCAAGCGCATCCGCTAAATTATTGGATGGCATAAAATCTGTATTTATCTAATGGCAACAAGCAACAACGCATCAATTTTAAAACAACGGATTCTGATTAAACGTTTGGCACGCACATCAGATGGATTTGGTGGCACAACACCGGGTGGATATGTAACCATTGACACCGTATGGTGCAGGGTGCAGGAAACCAAAGGGCCAATTGATGAAAGAATTGGAATCAGGTTAAAATCAACGGAAATTGAAATCACGATCCGAAAGGAAACGGCCGATTTAATTGCCAATGAAGATGTGTTGCAAGTTGAGGGATTTTCGGCATTGTATCGCATCAATTCTGGATTCCAAACGTTTGAGAATTTCTGGGTTAAAATGACAGCCACCAAAATTGAGGGATAATGGCAAAGAAAAGCGGTGTTGATTCGAAGCAATTAGCCGATTTGCAAAATAAGATTGAACAATTGGGCAAATTATCCAAACAGGAATTGTCTAATGAATTGGTAAAAACTGCAATGTTTGCAGTTGCAGGAATGAAAACTGATGCCAGACACGACACGGGTAATTTGAGAAATCAAACCGGATTTGAAAGGCAAAATGAAAATACGGTTGTTATTTTTTCACGTGCGCCATATGCGCCCTTTGTGGAATTTGGCACAGGTAGATTGGTAGATTTACAGCATTTGACAAAATTAGGATTCCCAGCATCTTATGCAATGCAATTCAAGGGCAAAGGGATCAAGAAAGTAAATTTACCGGCACGGCCTTTTTTCTTTACAAATTTGCGTAAAGAATTGGGCGATTTAACAAACAGGTTAGAAACCAAAATTAAACAATTGACAAAATAATGTTAGAACCGATACAATTCATCCGTAAGGCAATCATCACACGTTTGACAAATAATGTGGTGATTGGTGGTGTGACATTTGGTGTTTATAACCGTGTGCCATCAACGGCATCGTTTCCATACATTTTGGTGTATTCTGTTTCATCAGATGAAACCGATTTTAATCAATCATCGTATATCACAGAAACAATCACACGTATTGAAGTGGTGACACGTTTTCAATCTGATTCAGGCGGTGAAATCACAGCCAACAGCGCAATCAATAGAATTTTAGAATTAATTAGAACACGATCAAACGGATATTTTGATTTGTCTGCGGATGGATTCAATGTATTTACGTGCGTAAAGGAGTCATCAACGTACATTGTGGATGATGAACCAGATCACACGTATTTTCGTGGTATTGTAGAAATAAGCAACAAAATCCAACAAACAATTTAAAATGGAATTAAGGGATGCCATTATTGGCCTAGCATCATCATCAGTCACGGCATTCATATCGTGGATATTAGGGAAACGCAAAGAAAATGCGGACATCAGTACAATACAATTAGAAAATTCCCAACGTGTGATTGATATGGTTACCCAAATGAATGAAAAGTTGGAGGCAAAGGTTGATCAATTAAGCAAAAAGGTTGATGAATTAACGGTTGAAATTGAAAACCTGCGTGAAGAAAATCACAAATTAAAGCACGGAAAACCTGTAAAAAAGAAAGAGGAAAACGAATAATGAAAGATCAAATCACATTGGACAGAATCAAATTGATGCACCCGAAATTGCGTGCGGAAGTTGCGATAATTTACGATGAAATTGTGAACGCATTAAGAGGCAAAGCATTTTGCAGATTTACGCACACATTGCGCACATTTAAGGAACAAGAGGCAATATATGCACAGGGCAGAACAAAGCCCGGCCCAATCGTTTCAAAGGCAAAACCGGGTTTAAGTTTACACAATTACGGATTGGCAATTGACATCGTTTTAATTGATGGCAAATCTGTTTCGTGGGATATGAAAAAGGATTTTGATGGGGATGGCAAAGCAGATTGGATGGAGGTTGTGGCCGTGTTTAAAAAGTACGGTTGGGAATGGGGCGGTGATTGGAAAAGATTTCCGGATGCGCCACATTTTCAAAAAGCATTTGGAAAAACACCATCGCAATATTTTGCAATGTGGAATGCTAAAAAAGTGGATGCAGATGGGTATGTGATTTTGTAGGATATATTCAACATTAATGGCAAAAATGGGTATTAATGTAAAATATAACCAACATTATATGTTAAATAATATAAAAATGAAAAAATTCCTAATCATCGCAATTATCCTGTTTGCAAGTTGCAAACCATCAAAAACAATCATCAAAGAAAGCACGATTGTTAAATATGATACCATTCACACATCAGATGTGATTTATAAAACAAAGGCAATCCGTGATTCAATTATCATCGAAAATCCGTGCGATTCTACGGGCATTTTAAACAAGTTTTATTCGAAATTTGTAATACCACAAGGCACAATCACATTGCGTTCAACACAGGGCAGAATTGAGGCCAAAATTGACATTGATTCAATTGAATCTGTGTACAAATCCAAATACCAATTGTCAAAATCGGACAATGTTCGAATTTCTAACAAAGAGGTGATCAAAAATGTTGTTCCTGCGTGGGCCATTATTACCATCTTTTTTGAATCAGTCATCATTATCGGATACGTGTTTTATAAAATGAGGCTTTTTATTTTTTAACTTGCATAAAAATAAGCAGGTAAAAAATGGCATCATTAACCGGGAATTTGGTTGCGGAAACCTACAAAGCATTATTAAAAACCATTGATAATGACATCCTAACAGCATCAGAAAAACAAATTACAGATGGATTTGGGGGTGGATCAAATGTTTTTATTGATTCTAATGGGTTTTTAAGAGCCAACAAATACAAAGTTACAAACGGATTAGCCACGCAATTTTTAAAGGCTGATGGATCATTGGATGCAAATACCTATTTGACATCCATAACAAGTTCACAAATCATCACGGCATTAGGTTACACACCGGTGACAAATGCACGTACATTGACAATCAATGGAACGACATATGATTTGAGTGCAAACAGATCGTGGACAATTGCAGGAACAGCAGCCGTTTGGGGAAACATTTCAGGCACATTATCAGATCAAACAGATTTGCAAAATGCATTAAATGCCAAATTCAACAATCCAACCGGTACAATTTCGCAATACATTCGTGGTGATGGCACATTGGCCACATTCCCAGCCATCACAGGATTTGTGCCATATACAGGGGCAACACAGGATGTTGATTTAGGAACGCATACATTATTAGCACGTGATTTGGTTATTGATCACGCAAGTGCAAGCGGAACGGCTGTTGATATTACAAAGGGCGGATCAGGTATTGCGGTTAATATAGAAAAAAGCGGATCAGGCGAAGCATTAACAGTTGTAAAATCAAGCGGTAGCGGTAACGCAGCAAGCATTACAGGCGGAACAACATTGATTTCTGAATTGCATTTAACTACAAAATTAGCCGATGCTTATATTTTATCAGCAGCAACGTGGAATGCAAAACAAAACGCATTGAATGGAACAGGGTTTGTAAAAGCATCAGGCACGACAATATCGTATGATAATTCAACGTATTTAACCACAGCGGATGCAGCAAGTACATACCAATTATTGACTAATTTATCAACGGATTTGACTGCATCGGCAACCAAATATCCATCGGTAAACGCAGTCATTGCAGGATTGGCAACAAAACAAAACCAATTAAACGGGACAGGATTAGTTCGAATGGATGGCACAACCGTTTCATATGATAATAATTCATATGTAACAGGAAGCGGATCAGTTGGATACATTTCAAGTTGGAATGCAACAACCGGTTTGACAAATTCATCATTATTTCAATCATCCGGGAGCATTGGATTAAATATCACAAATGTAAATTATTCGGCATACGGTCGGGCATTTACAGGTGCATCATTTGCTGCATCATCATTTGGTTATGAAATAGCAAGTGGCGCAACAGCGGATGGTGGATTATTAGGCGGATTAGCTTATGTTTTAACTGAAAACGATGCATCACGCAGAATTGGGGCAAAAATTGAATCAAACGTTGTTGGAACTACGGCCACAAATTTAGGTGCAAATTTAAGATTTTACGTAAAGGCAGACAACGCAGCAATTGCAGAAATCGCAAGAATGACTGCATCAGGTGTGACATTTTATTCAGGAATTACAGCGACATCATTTGTAAAAACAGGGGGAACATCAAATGAGTATTTGCGTGCTGATGGTAGTGTGAACGTAATTACAGGGGATATTATTTCAGGAAGTGGCACAGCGGGTTACCTTTCAAAATTTAATTCATCATCGGTAATTGTATCATCGAATTTATTTGAAAGTGGTGCAAATATAGGTTTTGGAACAATCACATTAAATTATGGATCATATGGCCGTGCATTTACAGGTGCAGGTTTTGGATCAACAGCATTTGGTTTTGAGGCGGTAACAGGATCAACAACAAATGGTGGTTTAATTGGTGGCCTTTCATTGGTAATTGCATCCAATGATTCTACACGCAGAATCGGATCAGCGATTCAATCCTATATTTCAGGGGCAACATCAACGCATCAAGGTGCAGATTTAAGATTTTTTGTAAAACCAGACAATGGGGTTTTATTAGAGGTTGTACGAATGACATCGGCCGGAATCACATTTAATAAGGATTTAACGGCTGCAAATATCACGGCAACAACATTTGTAAAATCGGGTGGAACAGCATCTGAATTTTTAATGGCAGATGGCACGGTTTCTACATTATCTAGTCCGGTTTCAGGTTCAGGATCGTCCGGATACATTCCTAAATGGACATCAGCATCTAATCTCGGTTCATCTAATATTTATTCTGATGGAACATCAATTGGTATTTCATATACAACACCAAATAAAGGCGGATATGGTCGTGCGTTAAGTGGTGCAGCATTCGGTTCGTCATCGTTTGGATTTGAAGTCGTAGGAGGCACAACGACAAATGGCGGATTGCTTGGTGGTTTATCCTTTATTGTTAATCAAAACGATTCATCACGAATTGTTGGATCAGCAATTCAGTCAAATTTGGTTGGCACAACAGCAACAAATTATGGTGCTGATTTAAGATTCTTTGCAAAAGCAGATGGAGTTTTTACAATTGCCGAAGTTGCACGAATAACATCGGCCGGATTGCGTGTTTATGGAACGATTGTAAAAGATGGCGGAACATCAAGTCAGTATTTAATGGCGGATGGATCTGTTTCAACATTGACAGGGGTTGTCACAGGATCAGGAACAACAAATTATTTACCAAAATGGACATCAGGAAGCGCATTAGGAAATAGTTTAATTTATGATGATGGAACAAATATTGGAATAGGTACAACCACAATGTATGGCAAACTTTCTGTTTCATCAGGTAATGCACAAGCAATTAGGGTTGATTCGAATGCCGGATATGCATCTATAAGCATTGGAGGTGTTGGAACATTTTCAATAGATGCACCAAGTGTTGCAGGTGGTAGATTCTTAATTTTCGATAACGGAAATACATCAATTGGATCAAATACTGATTCAGGTTTTAAATTTTTTGTAAACGGATCAGCTAAAATTTCTACATCAATTGTTTCGCAAGATTACAGATTTGAAGGCACAGGATATATTACATATAATACTAATAATGTAGGAACAAATACATTTATTATTAGAAATTACGGAACATCTGTTTTAAGTTTTAATGCATCTAATGAAGCCACATTTGCAAGTAGTATAATTTCAGGGGCAAGTGTAACAATTGGCACAGGTGGTAATTATGCAACAGGTTCAATTTATTCCGATGGATCGTGGGGTATGATTTTTAGGGCAAAACAAGCATCACCAACAAATGCTGAATATAGATGGGCAAGAAGTAACGATGCCGAATTAATGAGAATTAGTCCATCGGGTGGATTACAAGTTGGAACAACACCTGATTCAGGTTATAAATTAGATATTGGAGGCACAGGTAGATTTAGTTCAACATTATTTGTAACTGCTGCATCAACATCGACTGCTTTAAGTTTATGGGGTAGATCAACAGATAATTATTCAGCATTACGATTTGAATCTAATAATGGAGCAACAAGATATGCGACAATTTATACAAATACAACGGATTTAATTTTTGAAACAACAAGTGAAAATTTAAGAATAAAAAATAGTGGTAATATATTAGTCGGAACCGTAAATGATGCAGGTTATAAATTTGATATAAATGGTACTTTAAGAACAACAGGTTATTTAAGAGTTGAAGGATCATATATTCAAATGGTAAATGCTACAAATCCATCAATTTATCTAAATAATACACAAGTACAATGGAGATCATATTTACCATCAGGTACATATAATTATGCAATTTCAGATGCAGTTAAGGATGTATTAACGTTGGGGTATAATGGTGGTGCAAGTTATTTTCAAGGTTGTAGGGTTGGGATTAACGTTACAACACCGGGTGCATTTTTGCATATTAAAGGCGAATTAGAATCAAATTACGGGCTAATTGTTGAGGGTACATATGGAACAGGCCACGCATATGGATGGCGAACAAATGGTGGAAATTCTGATGTTTTGAGTTTATTTTCAGTTACATTAAGTTCACGTTTAGCAGTTTTTGGATATTCTGAGGCATTAATTGCAACAGGTGGAGCAACGAGATTGTATGTTACAGGAACAGGGAATGTTGGAATAAATACAACATCTCCTGATAGATCATTAACTGTTAACGGACAAATCGGCCTAAATAGCGATTTTGTAAGCACAAAAGGAGGAACAACATTTAGAATTGGATACAATGCTTATATAACAACAAACGGAGTTAATATTTTTTCTGAAAGTGCTATTCCATTAGTTTTTGGAACATCATCTGCTGAGGGAATGCGATTGACATCATCACAAAATTTGTTAGTTGGTAGGACAGCAGATAGTGGTGAAAGAATACAAGTAACAGCAGGAAATGCAACAGCAATTCGTATTGATACAAATGCCAATTACAATGCAATTAACATTGGTGGATACGGAAATATTTCAGTTGATTATCCCGGAATTGGAGGCGGTAGATTTTATTTAGATGGAGGTGGTGCATTAACAATTCGGCAATCAATGACAGCATCTGCATTTTATGAATCATCCGATATGCGTTTAAAAACCATAATAAATGACAATCCAATCATACATGGAATTGAGCATTTAGAAGCAAAATTATACGAAAAGAATGGCAAAATTGAATTAGGATATTTTGCACAGGATGCCGAAATTTTTATGCCATATGCGGTGACAAAAAATGCAGATGGATTTTTAAATTTATCGTATCGTGAAGTTCACACGGCTAAAATTGCAAGGTTAGAAAAAGAGGTAGCACAATTGAAAGCACAATTAAATTTGAATTAATATGCAATGGATAAATGTGGCATCAAACCAAACGTGTTCGTGGGATAGCTTACAAAATGCCTGCGATAATGGTTTTTTCTTGCAATTATTACCGATGCCACCATCTGGGCAATCGGCATTGCGTTGCGTTCGTAAAGAATTAATCCAATCGTACATTGAAATCAGCCCTGTGCCATTGGTTGGTGTGCCAAATAATGAATTGGTGGTCAAAAGCCAATTGCAGGCAATTCAATACACATATTATCAATTGACACCGTGTGATGGTGGTGCAGGTGCGTGGACACGAATTTTTCCAACATTGGGGGTTGGGCAACGGTATATTTTGCCCGGTTTTACTAATAGATTTTTTTATTACAATGGAATATCGCAAGGGCCACAAGTGAACATACCATCCGGATACAACGGATCAATTCAAATTGTAAGTGGTTCCACGTATTGCCCATAATCCGTATATTTGCATATTAAACAACCAAATCAACATAAAATGAAAAAGAAGTACGCAGAAATCATTGTTTTGTCACGTGTATTGAGCCATTTTGCCGGTGAGCAAAAGACAAAGGCACAAAAGAAATTGGCCAAAATTAACGAGAAATTGAAGCCATATTTGGATAAATACGAGGAACAGGCAGAGGAATACCGATTGGACAATGCATCAGTTGATAAGGATGGCAATCTAATTTTGAAAGAAAATGGAGGCTATTCGTACACAAAAGATGGATTGAAAAAATTGACTGAGAAATCAAAGGCATTAAATTTGACTGAGGTTGATTTTGAATTAATTCAGGTAATTAATCCGGAGGGATTAGAAGAATTTGGATTCCTGAAAGATTGGATTGAGGGTGTTGAGTTCACAAATATTGAAGAAGAAATAGAATTATAATATGAAAACAATCGAACCGGTTTCAATTTGGGACAATGGTCAGGTAAAAGAGGCCAAAATTTTAAACGCATATGCGGTGAATGTAACGTTGGGCAATTCAGCAACGTTTTACTATTCATTAAGTGCGCAAAATGATGATCAGACAATTGGAGCACAGGTTGCACAGGGCAATTTAACAATGTTTGGTGATGATTATTCACAATGGGAATTTGATTCATATGCGTGGGATTGGGTTGCACAGCAATTAAATTTGACCATTACAGGCGATTATATTCCACCGGTTCCACCGGAACCAACACCGGAACCGGAACCACCGATTGAACCACAAATTGAATCACCTGCGGTTTAATGGCATTAGTAAACGGCACAAATGTTGTTTTGTATGAAGGCGATGTGGCATTGGGACATTCCAAATCAGCCACGATGTCTTTGCAAATGGATATGGCCGAATTTACCAATAAAGATTCGCAAGGTTGGAAGGAAGTGTTGGCCGGCAAACGATCGGCATCATTTACAGCGGAAGGTTTGGTGGATTATTCCGATCAGGTTAATTTTAATGACTTTGCAGAACGGATAATTACACGATCTGAGGTGCAATGGGTATTTCAAACGGCCGGGATGTTTTATTACGGATTGGGATACATTAACAACGTGGAGCAGGTTTCCCAAATGGAAAACGTTTCAACGTATTCGGTTGATTTTACAATTTCGGGCCGGATTTATACTGATCAGCGATTGATTTGGAATTTGGTGTTTACCAATTGGGAAAACTTAAATATTCAATGGCAAAATCTATAATGCATTTTGAATATATTTGCATAAAATAAGAGCATAAAAATTAAACAAAAATATGGCAACATCGGGAGTATTTAACGGCACGAACCTATTGATCAAAGTTGAAGGGACGGCCATTGCACACACAACATCGTGTTCATTGTCTATTTCACAAGACATTGCAGATGCAACAACAAAAAATTCAGGCGGATGGTCTGAGGGAATCAGCGGTTTACGTTCAGGTGAAATTTCATTTGATGGTTTAGTAAACTACGCATCGGCTGCAAACGCTGAGGAATTAGTTGATTTCGTTTTAAACCGTACAATCATCACGTGTGTATTCGGTACATCAGCAACAGGTGATGTGATTTACACAGCAGAGGGTTACATTGCATCAATTGAGCAATCAGCAGAAATGGAAGCAGCGGTGACATTCTCTGGATCAATCACATTGACAGGCGCAATCGTAAAATCAACAAACGCATAATTTGTTGAATTAAAATACATCCCCTGCATCGGTAATATGGTGCAGGGGTTTAGAGTTTATCACCTAATCAAACACAAATGGAAAATCGCAAACGTGGTTATTGTCAATTAAATATTGGCGGTCAAGATCGCACACTACATTTTTCGATGAATTTTTGGGTTGCATTTGAGGATGCAAGTGGCCACAAAATATCAGAAATCGACAAAGTATTTTCATCAGGAATTTCATTGAATACAATGCGTGCATTAGTTTATGCAGGTTTATTGGCATATGATCAGGAAAATGGAAATCCTATTGATTACAACGTTTTTCAGGTAGGATCGTGGATGGAGGATATGACACCAGATTCATTGACATTGTTGGTCAATACATTGATGGAATCAAGAATTTTGGGTAATGACTTGAATGCAGGTGTGCGCAGAAACGTTGAAAAATCCACAAAAAACCCAAAGCAGATCAACCCCTAACGTGGGACAGAATGCTTGATTTTTATATAGGTCAGGCAGGTATTTCACCGGATCAGTTTTGGCGCAATACTTGGAAAGAAAATGCGTTGTTGGGGGAGAGTTGGAGTGTGAACGTGAATTTGAATTGGGAAATGGCCCGATATATTTCCACAATGATTGTAAATTCGAATGCCGTGAAAAAATCACAAATAATCACACCTGATAAATTATTCCCGTTGCCACAGGATGTGTATTTGGAGAAAGGCAAACCGAAATCAACACCAGAACAATTCAAAGCATTTTTAGATCAAATTGAAAAAAGTCAATCCAAATAATGGGTTGGCTTTTTTTTTAACTTTACATCATGGCAAATGAATTAAATATAAAATTACAAGGTGATGCATCTGCTTTGCAAAACGCATTATCATTAGCAGCAAATGCGTTAAAAGAACTTGAAAAACAAGTTAGAAACGCAACCAATCCAATTGATGACCTTGAAAAAAAGTCCAAAAAATCGGCTCAAGCATTAAAAGATATGGCAAAGCAGGCGGCGGATATTGGCAAAACAATGTCAATGTATGTCACCACACCATTGGTTGCCGCAGGTACTGCATCAATCAAAATGGCATCCGATTTTAATGAATCATTGAATAAAGTAGATGTGTCATTTAAAAGCGCATCTGCATCAGTCACTGAATTTGCAAAAACATCATTAAAAACATACGGTATTGCATCAGGTACGGCATTGGATATGGCATCCAATTTTGGGGATATGGCAACATCAATGGGATTGGGTGTTGGTGAGGCATCCAAATTGTCCACATCATTAGTTGGATTGGCTGGTGATATGGCATCCTTTAAAAATATTCGAATTGATGTTGCACAAACAGCATTAAACGGAATTTTTACCGGTGAAACAGAATCATTGAAACGATTGGGTATTGTAATGACCGAAGCCAACGTGAAAGCGTATGCGTTTTCGCAGGGCATCACAAAGCAATACGATACAATGTCACAGGCTGAAAAAGTTATGTTGCGTTATCAATACGTGATGTCGGTGACAAAGAATGCACAGGGTGATTTTGCCAGAACAAACGAAAACGCAGCCAATCAGATGCGTATGTTTGGGGAAGGTACGAAACAATTGAGTGCTGAAATAGGTCAAGTAATGTTGCCGGTGGTTACATCAATAACAAGGGCAGCAAATGAAATGATTTCAGAATTTTCCGGTGCATCAGAAAGTACAAAAGGATTTATCGTTGTACTTGGTGGAATTGCGGCAGCAACAGGGCCATTGTTGTTTTTGGTGGGAACAATTGTACCGAAAGTAATTGAGGGATTCAATTTAATGAGTGCGGCAGCGGTTAAATTTAATTTAACATTAAGCACAGCCACAGGAATTGTAGGATTGGCGGCATTATTTGGGGTTGCTGCAAAATCAGCATATGATTTTGCCAAAGCATTAAAGCCTGATAATAAATTAACAGAGGCGCAGAAAAAGGATTTAAGTGCCATAAAGGAAAAAAATACCGAAATACTTGCATCAATTGAATTGCTTAAAAAGCAAAAAGCAATGGCATCTGGTATTAAAACCGGTATGGATACAGCAGGGAGTGTTTCAGTAGCAGGAATTGATGCACAGATTGCAAGCCAACAGAAATTATTAGTACAGAATAATGCATTAATTGCAAGCATTCAGAAAAAACAGCAAGAAGAAGCAAAAGCGGCACAAAAAGCAACAGAGGAAGCGGATAAAAAAGCAAAAGAAGAACAAGCAAGAATATCCAAATCATTAGCTGCAAAAGAAAAAGCACAAAAAGTCGAAAAAGACAATTTGCTTGAAATGCAATTGTTAAAATTGAAAAATGCAGCATTAGATGAATCAATTGCCAAAAAGGAATTAAAAATTGCTAAATTTCAGGCATTTGGTGACACATCAAATGTCAAAGATTTGCCAACATTTGCCGGTGATCTTGTAAAGCATTTCGAAAAATTCCCTGCAATTGGTGAAAAGATTATGGGAATTACCACCAATTTAGGTACGTTAAAATCACCATTATCTGTGATGGATGCATCAATTCAAGCATCAACACTATTGCAAACAACACAGCTAGATGGTTTATTATTAAAATATAATCAGATTATGACTGTTGGCCAAATGGTTGCAGATACAACAGGACAGGCATTTACAGCATTGGGTGATTCAATTGTCAAATCAATGGGTTTTGCATCCACAGGTTTTGAAGGATTTGCCCAAATAATGTTGCAAACATTGGTAAAATTAGGATCAATGATTTTGCAACAAATTGTAATGAATCAAGCATCAGCAATGGGTGCAGCGATTGCAGGTGCAACACAATCAGGTGCAGCAACAGGGCCGGCTGCGGTATTTACAACACCGGCATTTATTGCAACGGCAATTGGTGGTGTATTATCAGCATTTGCAGCCATACCAAAGTTTGCGGCAGGTGGTATCGTATCCGGGCCAACAATGGGTTTGATGGGAGAATATCCGGGCGCAAAATCGAATCCAGAGGTGATTGCACCATTGTCTAAATTACAGGGAATGTTGGATCAAGGCAATGGCGGAACGGCAAATGTATCAGGTGAATTTGTGCTGAGAGGTCAGGATTTGGTGGTGGCATTACAAAGAGCAGAAAAGCAACGAAATAGAATTGGATAATTATGGCATACGGTGTGAAATATCGTTTGGAATTTGCCGACATAAAAGGCAACAAACGAAAGGTTGAGATTTTCAAAAATGGGTACACCGGTGAGGTTTTACCAATGATTGGAACAGGTGAGCCGGTTGAAATAGAGTGGAAGGCTGAGGAGGATTTATATGAGCCATTGATTGGATCATTATGCACGTTGAATTTATTGGTAACGGATGACGTTACCTATGATGATTTTTATCTGTATGATGAACGTGAATACAAAGTGGTTGTGTATTTCGAGGCATCGGCCGGATCGTGGCAAACATATTGGTCAGGTTGGGTTGTAAACGATCTTTATTCACAGGCATTGGTTTCCACACCATATTCATTGTCAATCACAGCCACAGATAATTTGGGGCAATTAGATGGGTATGATACGTGGATGCCGGCAGTAAACGTTGATAATCAAAGCCTGTGGAAATTTATGTGGAATGCATTGGCCAATTTACAATTGGGTTATGACATCTACATCAGCAATGATTTAAGGATTTCAACAGATACAGCGTGGAAAAACGTATTTGATCAAATTACAATCAAAAAATCTGGGTTTTACAACAATTCATACATCATCAATGATTCAAAAATGACATTGCGTTCAATTTTACTTGGATTCAATTGCCGTATTTTTCAATCATTTGGCCGGTGGTATATTGTCAATTGTTCATCTTATGGTGATCAACGAATCATCGCAGGAATACAGGCAGGAACATACACAGGATCGGGTATTTTAACAGCCAAACAAGGGTTTTTAAATGCAGGATCAGAGGACATCAAATATTGGATTTATAATGCATCTGGTGTTGAGCAATCAACGGTAACAACCAATATGTTGAAAGTTGTGCCAACAAATATGCAGCCAATTGGCCAAAATTTGTTTAGAACACCACGCAGACCGGTCAAAAAATATCAGGAAATTGTTGATATTTCACAGCAACAGGATGATTTGAATTTGAACGCATCATTTGAATTTGACTATGAGAATTGGACAACAACATTAGTAACAACGGAATTTGTGCCTGTTCCATTTGCCGGCCGTAAATCACTTAAATATGTAGGCACAAGCGCATTGGGTGTTTACACGGTAAGATTGTCAAGCACAGGGGCAGCATCAGCCATAAAAGGGAATCAATATCAGGTATTAATATCAGTTAATATTGACAGAGGCGGAAGCGATAACAGATTGCCGTGGTTTTTAAGAATTGAATATGCACCGGGTGTTTATACATATTGGAGTAATGTGAATAAAACTTGGGGTACATCAGGTGGATCAGTTTTATGGAATGAAACGCAAGTTGTGGGAGCAGGTAGATTTGAAACGTTTAAATTCACAACAGCAGCAGCACCAGAACCCGGCACAATGCAATTGGGTTTTTCATATCCATATATTGATGCACCGGGATCATACACAGGGATGTATTTGGACAATTGTGCAGTCAGAAATATTGACAGGGATCAAAACGTTTACAAAGAGGCTTGGTTTATCCGGGAGCAATCAGGCACATTTGCAACATCTGATGTTCTAGAACATACAGGGGTTGTTCAGGCCGATTTGGATTCAGTTGTGTTTTTAGGGGCATTTACGGACAATAATTCATTTAAACGTGCGCAGGATGCAAATGGTTTATTTTTGGAACAGATTGTCACGCAACAAAGATTGAATGATTTTAGGCAATATTCAATGCAATATGAAGGGGATTTGTACAATATGGATGATTTTTCTGTGATGACAATGGCCCATAAATTATGGATCAAATTTCCGACATTAACAGAAACAGATTCGGCAATTGTGGATTCAATCCGGGTGCAATTAAAATCAAACCTTTACACGTGTCAATTTCATATTCCGAATAATTACACGGATGTTGCAAGCACATACAGGGTTTCATATCAGGAATAATTTTGTTTTTCATAGGTTTAGGGTTGCGCATCCGTTCATTTTATGGGTGAATCGGATGTTGATTAGGTTGAATGCAGAATGGTCGTGGAATTATCTACGGCCATTTTTGTTTTATTTGTCGGTTTTACTAATTAGTTAAATGGCTAATTTTGAAAAAAAACTACAAATGGGTTTAAAACACGATCAAATCAAGGATCATTTTTTTTCATCGCCATTGTCAATGAAACATTTTTCGGAAAAATACCACGAAACGTATGGGTATTCAGATGCAAAGCAGATGCGAAAAATGATGAGCCGGTACAATATTTTATCACGTGTAAGGGCTGAAAAAACATTGGCTGATTTACCAAAGGCACAAATTGAAACATTAACGTGGGAGGAAATTGATAATTTTGGAATTGAGCCATCAATTGGCAAAGAATACACATCGGCACGATTACCTGATAATTTAAAGAAAATTGGCATATTATCGGATATTCACGTGCCGTTCCATTCAGTTGAAGCCGTTGTGTGTGCCATTAAGTATTTAAAGGATCAAAACATTGATTGCTTGTATCTAAATGGCGACATTTTTGATATGTATAGTCAATCCAGACACGAGAAAGAAAAAGATTTAAGGGATTTGCCACGTGAAATTGAAATGGGCCGTAATTTTTTGCAAAAACTTCGTGATATATTTCCAACAATACCGATTTATTATAAAATGGGAAATCACGAAAATCGTTGGCAAAGATATTTAAACGAACAAGCAGAGGAATTTGCGCAATTACACGAAATGCAATTTGAGCAATTTTTTAGATTGGATGTATTGGACATTAAATATGTTCCTGATTGGCAGGGAATGGAAATGGGCGATTTGTTGGTTTGTCACGGTCACGAATTGATGGCAGGTGGAATGAATCCATCGCAAAGCACGTTCAATAAAACGTTCTGCAATACATTGATTGGACACGTTCACAGATCAACAAATACCACAAAAAAAACAGGATTTAAACAATACATCCACACGTATTCCACAGGATGTTTGACACAATTATCCCCCAAATACTATCCATTTGCACAGCACAATCACGGGTTTGCATTAGTAATGATAACCGATGGAAAAGCAAAGGTTGAAAATCTAATGATAAAAGATGGAAAAATTGTGTAGTTTTGCATTGGTAGTAAAGGTTTAATGATTCATACAGTTGTTGTTTAGAAAGGGCAGATCCGATGGGTTTGCCCTTTTTTATTGCACAGAAACGCAATATTTTGACCGTTAAATAAATAATTGATATTTTTTTGATTTATTTTGTTTGAAATTGTTTGAAAGTTAAAATAAAGGTTGTAGGTTTACATCAACAAACAACAACAAAACACAAAAAAAATGAATAACTACAAATTAACATTTGACAACGGACAAATTATTGAGATCAAAATTGACCTTACAAATCCAAAATCATATATGAATTTAGAGGCATTTTGTGTTCATCACATTACTAAAAACAATTTAACAAATTGCCATATTCAAAAACCAAATGGAGAAATTGGTAGAATTGTAAAAAGTGGATCATATCATTGGAATCACAATGGATTTTCTTTTTGCTAAATTAACACCGTGCCGGGCGGATTCCCGGCAATTTTTAAACAACAACAATATGTGGAATCTATTAAAAACAATTGACAAAAATGACATTGCAGGTTTAGTTATCGTTTTAACAGCCGGTGCAATTTGTGTGAAACTTATGTATATCGTTGGAAACATTTAATCACTACGGCAATGATCTACAAAATCACATTCAAAGACAATTCCGGTTATTACACCGTGACAAAAGATTTTGCCAACACAGATGATTTAGGCAAATACATCCAGAATGAAATGGCCAATTATGGCGGAAAAGAAATAGGCATTGAGGAATTTGAATCAATGCAGGAAATGTTAGAAAAAAGATATGAGGGTAAAAATTAATCACGGTGAATTGCACCAAAAGGTGGCAGACGATTTGAACAAACGAGGGATTCTGCCACCACGCAAAGACAAATGGGAATCGCACAATGTGCAGATGGCCATTTCA